ATGACTTTGACTCAGTACCGGCCTTTGCAGCTAAGATAAAAATGAAAATGGCTGACGCTGACAAAATTGGTGGTCTTGCTTCTGATGCGTTTGATGCTGGTTACTACACTCATGTTGCTAACATCACAGCTGAAGATTTCGACGATTGCTTCGAAGTTGGTAACGTTGGTCCAGATGATCAAATCGAGCGTATTACAGTTCGTATGTCTTCACTCTCAGTTGGTGATGTTATTGTAGCTGAAGATGGAACAGTAGCAGTTATTGATCCAGTTGGTTTCGTTGCTTTTGACAATTCTGCAATCGCAGCTTAAGGAGGTAGCGTAATGGGTACGTTTATTGGATGTGCAGTGTTCTTCGTAGCACTAGTTCTGGTAACTGCAATCGTGGAGATCTTCGAATGAAAAGAGAAATTTTTACTTACAAAGGAATTGACTATGACGTCACATTTAACAAATCTGAAACAGTCCGCCATGGAGGTCCGTTCGATCGTGGATCGGCTGACAGTTATTACGGTCGTGGCCTTCGGCCTCATTATTATGTTAACGGCACTGGTACTTCTGAGCGTGTAGAGCCAAATAAAATGCTTGAAACTGAGATAGCAGAATACTATGCCGGTTTTGAGTATAACGAAACCGTTAACCAAGACTGGAAAGACTGGGGATGATATCGGCTTACGAGGTTAACGGTAAAGCGTTTAAATGTGTGCTTGATGCTATTGAATATAGAGATATTCTTGACGCTCATTATATAAAAGTGGTTTGGAAATATGTTTACTAATGAAATCGAGTGGGATGAAACTGTGACAACTGTCATGGACGATACCGGTGCAGAAGAAGATGTAGTGTTGTTCATTGACGATCACGGAGTCTTTATTCGTCAATACAATGAGCAGCTCGATAAGTATGATTTAGTAACAATGAGTCATAAGATGTTTAACGAACTGATAGAAGCAATGAAGCATAAAGAAGGATTCTTTATAACAAACACGAAAAGGGTGTGACAACCTGTCACATGTACATTAGTATGTTTTTAGTGTAGTATGATTTTATAACATGGAGAATAATATGACTGATCAACAAAAAGCAGACCGTCTTGCACTTATCGCTAAAATCGCACATAAACAAAAAGTCGAAAAAGCAACAAAACTGCGGATGGCTAAAGTAAAGGCCAGCTCAAAAACTCTCACAAAACGTGTACCTAAAAAAGCCCGTTCGTTCATGGACATTCCTAAAGAAGGAGATAATGTTTATGCTTGGACCGATGCATCAAAGTATGCTAAAGAATATTATGGAGAAACCTTGTATGAAACAACCAGATACGACAACGAGTGGGATTAATGGAATTGAAATGGAATTAATGCTGAACCCTATTAAGGCTCAGCTTGATGACATGGATAAGAAGATCAATGCTCTATGCGAAGTAACGTTAGCTTGGAATGAAAGCATTGATAATATTAACAGGCATCTGACCGAAAGTATGGATCTGATTAAAGAGGAAATAGGAATTTCCAGTTGGGTCGATGATAGCGATGCAGTCATCGATATTGATGAATTTATTTTAAAAAGTTCTTATGAAAAGGACGAAAGGGATGAGAAGGTAATTCGACTCAAACCTGAATTATTTAATGGAGGCGAAAGCAGTGATGAGTGAAATGACAATGGAGGTTACGGTGGAACGTAGCGAAATGATTAAGCATTTGCAGCTCCGCGAGTGTAGTGTTCTTTTTAAGAAAGTTGATGGTACAGAAAGACGTATGCTTTGTACGCTTAACGATCGACTGATTGAGAATGGTAAAATTGCAGAACGCGAAGTAAAAGCGCGGAATGATAATGTCCTAGCAGTATGGGACGTAGAAAATAAAGGATGGCGATCTTTTCGAGTTGACTCAGTAATTGACTTTACTGCATCTCCTGTATAAATATCTAATATAGGAGATAATATGTACATTCCATTAGAGTACGTTTTTGCTGTTGTAACAGTTGTTACGGCATATGCAACCTACCGTCTCGGCAAACGGGACGGCGATGACTTTAGAGATGATATAGTCAACTCGACTATTGATTATCTTATTAAAGAAAATATGGTAAAATGGAAACGCCACAGCGATGGCGAAATAGAATTAATTCCCCTAGACGAAAAATAACTGTGTACATCCGATTAAAACTGTGTTAGAATAGTATTATCAATAAGGAGTACATTATGAACAAGTCTGTAAAAATTCGTAAAAAACGTAAGCCAATGTCAGAAGAGCAGCGCGCAGCTGCAGGTGAACGCCTTAAGTTAGCACGTGAGAAGCGTATGGCAAAAAATCCTCCAACGTATAAGAATATACATCCTGATGTATTAGCTGTACCAGAGGATCAGCCTATGTCTCTCAAGAGTGTACGTAACTGGATTAAGACACAAAAAGATCTTATGTCCGCAGAGCGTAAAGCTATGAAGCTGGATACTAATAATAAAACCGGTGCATATAGTCGGTTTCATAATTGTCAAGCCTATATTCGAAACCTAGAACGCTATTTGCGTGATGGCGTATATGCTGATGATTTCTATGGTGAGTACGGTAAGTCTCTGATCAAATGGCGTTGCGCTGTACCTGCCTATGATAAAGACGGTGAAATCAAGCGTACGCATGGTGTCTTCTATGAAGATATCGGTACTGTCTGGAGCGACTATGATTGAATCAAAATTCTTAACTAAATCAAAATTCAGTGTTCTTATTGAGAATGCTGTCATCAAACAGAAAATGACATACATGGATGCAGTTCTCGACGTCTGTGATAAAAATGCCATTGATCCTGAGGATGTAAAGAAATTTATATCCACCCCGATTCGAGATAAAATAGAAGCCGAAGCAATGCGGCTTAACTTTCTTCCGAAAGGAAACACTTTACTTTTTGAATAGGAGAATACAAATGTCCACATCTCGTGACGAACGTATGGCAAAATCTGAAGCTGCTCGTATTAAACGCAGAAACCTTAAGCAAACTTTACTATCGAGGACCGATAGCTTTTATACGAAAATGCGAAAACTCCGAAGAAAGAAATCAAAATTAAATGTTAAAACAGGTAAATCTAGCACTGTCCAATAGATGTAATGCAAAGTGCATCTGGTGTCCCACATCACGGGGCACCAAACATAACTTTGATATGGAAACCAAATTAGTTTATAAGATAGTTGATGAAATAAAAGATGATAAAGACGGCATTTTTAAAGAATTAAAAGCTATTCATATATCAGAAAACGGTGAGGCTGTATATCATAAAGACTTTTTAGATATTTTAAGATATATTAGAAAGCAAATTCCTCATATACAAATAAATTTTCTTAGCAATTTTGCGTTAATGTCACGCAAAATATCTGCCGCAATGGTAGAAGAAAATTTAATTGATTGTGTTGGCGTGAACGTCGATGGTCATGATGAAGCATCCTATCGTGCAGTTAAAAAGATTAGTTTCAAAAGTGTTATTAAACAACTTAAAACATTTATAGATCTACATACAGAAAATCAGTCATCAATAAAGATTGATATAATGGTGATGCCAGCAATTGAATACGCAACTACTATTAAGCTATATTCTGGAAAAAATCCAGATCAAGTAAAAGAAGGTGAAGCAGTAGCATATAGCAATTTCGATTTAACTAGAAATATGCTAAGAGAGTTTTGCCCCGATCATATTGAAATACACCATAGCAAACCAGGATTATGGTCAGAGAGAAGTTTAGCTAAACAAGGATTGTTAGGCGTAACTAAAAAGTCAAACCTAAGTTGTCCGCAGATAGAAAGAATTAAAATCCAATCATACATTGCTCCAAACGGAGATTGGTACGCCTGTTGTTTAGACGATAATAATGATTTAGTACTAGGTAACTTATACGATCAAACAATGGGTGAAATATATTACTCTATAAAAAGATTAGAATTCATTCAAAAATTAGAGCAAGGAAGATTTACAGAGATAGGTCATCCATGTAGTTCTGTTGAAGCATGTCAAGTTATCTCAATTAAACGTGAACAGTTTGAAGAGATAGATAAGCAAAACAGTTTACAAAAAGAAATTGTTTTTGAATAAATACAGTGTACATCAACGTATGAATGGTGTATAATAATACAGTCAATACTACAGCAAATAAGGAAAAATATATGTCTTTTGCAAATCTAAAACGTAACAAAGATAACATCTCTAAACTCATCAAGGCAGCCGAAGGCGCTGGCGGCGGTGGCGAGAAGAAGTCTTATGCGGATGACCGCCTGTGGAAACCTACAGTAGATCAAGCCGGTAATGGTTACGCTATTCTACGATTCCTTCCTGCCCGTGAAGGAGCCGAACTACCTTGGGCACGGTACTGGGACCATGGTTTTAAAGGACCAACTGGTCAATGGTATATCGAAAAATCCCTCACATCAATCGGTCAAAACGATCCAGTCGGTGAACTTAATTCTAGACTATGGAATACTGGTATCGAAGAAGACAAAGAGGCTGCACGTCGGCAAAAGCGTCGGTTGCATTATGTAACTAACGTCTATGTTGTATCTGATCCATCTAATCCTGAGCGTGAAGGCAAAGTCTTCTTGTATCAGTTTGGTAAGAAAATCCATGACAAGATTATGGATATGATGCAACCTGAATTTGCTGATGAAGATGCAGTAAATCCATTTGATATGTGGGAAGGCGCAGACTTTAAACTTAAGATTCGTAATGTCGAAGGCTATCGTAACTATGATAAATCTGAGTTTGCTCGTCCAGCTCCACTCTTGGGTGGCGATGACAGTCAACTAGAAACCATTTATGATAAAATGTATGATCTAGCCGAATGGTCTGATCCTACAAGCTATAAAACTTATGATGAACTTAAAACTAAGTTGATGACAGTACTTGGAGAATTTGCTAATGCAGGTGAACCGACTATTGCTCAGACTCGACAAATGAACGAGCCTGAGTCAGCTCCTGAACCTCAACGTACTCAAGCACCAGTAACAGCAGAGAATGTTAAAGTCGAAGATGACGATGACACACTCAGCTATTTTGCTAAACTTGCAGAAGTTGATTAATTAAAAAGCACCTTGTACGTTGCCGCTGCCAACTAGATCAAATGTATCTGATGTACTGCCAGTGGCAACGTAACTTCTAGCATTGTTTGTGTTAGCATTGGTTTGACTATTGTTAATATTGTTAACAACAAAGTTTTGAACGGTAGCTGCTAACTCATTTTGCTTGGCCTGTACGGCCCACATGGCTGCAGATGTTTCTGATTCACGAGCCGTAATTCTATTTTGAGATAAAGTGGTTCTTGTATCTATTCTGCTCTGAGCAGCTGCTCTTGTTTCTGCATCTCCAACACCAGCTTTAAATCCAGGTATTTCGACAAGAGTATTACCGGTAAAAGGATTTTTGATAGCAATTGGAGCTAATTCAAATTGTAAATTCTTTGATGCGATAATATAAAGATTATCGCCTAGGTTGTTGATAAAGTTTGCAATGCGATCAAATGAATTTTTAAAACCATTACTAATACGAGTAATTTCATATTGAACTGTCGCAGTTAATATATCTTTAACTAAGCTAAGACTGTCTCCTACGCTTTTTATGATATCGCCAATATTGGTTGAAAAATTTCCTATTTTAATCTCACCTGAGAATTTTTCTGTAATCCAGTTCTTGACACCACTGAATGCTTTCATTGCTAACTCACTAATAGAAAACTTGCCTGCTTCTTCTAGCTTCGCTTCAGTTTCTTTAAATCCAAATAACCCTGCTAACCAGCTGCCTATTCCCGTGACTGCCTTAAGTACTAGATTTGGAACAATCATATAAATGTCTACTGCTTTACCTGCAATGTCTGCCAGAGTTATTTTTGATGAGTCAAACGTAAATAAATCACTAAGAAACGTTTTTACATTTTGAAATACGTCTTTAACTAATTTTGATACTCCCCAACCTTCAGAATCTTCAGAATCTTTAGGCTTGGTCCAAGAGAACATTCCACTAAGAAACGTTTTTACACTTTTAAATACGCCTGTAACTAATTTTGATATTGACCAACCTTCAGAATCTTCAGGCTTATCAGTGTCTAGCCACGTAAATATTCCGCTAACCCAATCCCACGCTGGCTTAAGCACCTTATCGTAAATGAAAGAGCCAAAATTTGCATATGCTCCTGTAAGTGTTTCCCAACTTTTCTTTATTGTTCCGACTGGATCTGCGAATATTCCACTAACCCAGTCCCATGCTGGCTTTAGCATGCTGTCGTAAATAAAAGTTCCGAAGCTGGTAAATGCTCCTGTAAGTGTTTCCCAGCTTTTCTTTATTGTTCCAACTGGATCTGTGAATAAGTCTTTTATCCAAAGCCATGCAGCTTCTATTACTTTCCATGGCGCAGCAATAATACTACCTATTACTTTCTCAAAACTAAACTCAGACATTTTAGTGGATGCCCAGCTTGCCCATCCTTGGGAAGTGACATTACCGTTTTCATCTCGTGTTACGCCAAATACTTTGTCAAAGACCCAATTGATTCCTGACTTTAAAAGATCAAATGGTGCACCAATAAAGTCACCGACAAAGGCTCCAACACCATCACCTAGTTTTCCTATTATGGTTTGCGCATCGCTATCCATAAAAGCTTTAATTCCATCAAATGCAGAAAACACAAGTCCGATAGGATAAAAAACCTTCTTAAACACAGCAAGAATTAATTTACCGCCTGCTCCAACAAATTTTGATATACCTTTAAATGTGTCGCCTTTAAAGAAACCTCCTAAGGCACTTGCCATAGCTCGCACCGGCTTAAATAAGCTTCTTAGTTGTATTCCAAGTCTACCAATTACTCTTGCTATGGGCGTTGCATCTTTGGCAGAATCTCCTGTTAATGCTAACATTTTACCGGTTGCCGGATCAATACCAAATTTTGTCAAGATGCTTGATCTAAATAAATCAAAGGCTTCACCTATTATTTGAGTGAAGCCTTTTGCATATGCCACCTTAGGAAGAAATCCTTTTGGCCCAACCCTAGAACCATTCGCTAAAAGTTTTCCATTCATGGGATCTATGCCAAAGAATTTAGCAACGCTTACTCTCAGAAGATCCATAGCATCGCCGATTTTTGTAGCAATAGCTCCAGGAAATAATCCTTTTAATCTTTTCCCTATAGATTCTATGTTTTTAATTGCATCTAATTCCCAGCCACGTATACCAGCAAATGCAGCTACAACTCCAGCAATACCTAATGCAATACCATTTATTGTACTTAGTAACCGAGCTCCCATAACTATAAGGTTATCGAACATACCTTTACCTGGAAGATCAGGCAGTTTAATATCATAGCCACCGGTTTGAGATTTAGGAGCTTCTATTTTATCTTCTAATTTGTCTAAACCACCACGTTCTTCTCGTTTAAACTTCTTCATGAATACAGCGGTCAACGCGTCAATAGATGCTTTCGTCTCTTTTTGAGTTTCGATTATTTCATCAGACTGCTTCATTTCTGAACGCATGATTTTTATAAGATCTGTTAACGTGGTGTCGGCCATTTATCTACCCGTATTCTGTTGTTTAGCTCGTTCGTTTTCTTCTTTAATATGTTCGATAAGCAACGTCAAATATATTTCCCTCTCCCATGGTATCATCTCTTCTATTTCAGTTAACGAATAATGATGATTTTGCATCAATGAGAAATTCGTTTTAAAATATCCCACAAGAGATTCATGAGAAAGGCATATTACAAAAAATCGTTCATACCCTGCAATACTATATTATTAGCATGCCCACATTTTTCACAGTTATAATCTATTTCATGCTTTAGTGTTGGCATCTTATCCATAAAGTCCCGGATTTTTCCAAATTGTTCTGCACTTAAAGATTCAATAAATTCTAGTTTATCAGCTTCTGTTTCATCATTAAAATTAATTCTTTCTTCCGGAGTTTCAACTGCTTCAATACACCGTGAAACCATTGCAAATGTCATAGCTGTGGTGGATTCCATAGCTCCTAAGTCTACAAGATCGTTATATCGTGGCCATCTTAATGATAGCTTTAGATTATCTGTAACCTCAACTTTGGTCTCGACTTCTGGTACTTCAATGACAATATCTTCTATAGGAACTATAGTCTCCGTAGGATGTTCGCATTCCGTACACTTAAGTCCAATCTTTGTAGTTTCTCCTACTGATTTTGCTCTAATTCGTGTAAACAAATATTCCACATCAAATGTAGTCAACACACTTTTATCAATCGGCTCTTGCACACACGCTAGAATTGTATCAACTACTGCGTTCATTGCTTGAGCCTGGTTCTCAGACTCCATAGCCAACATCAAAACTTTTTCTTCCTTTACAAGGTAAGGTCTAAATCTTACTTCTTGTTTTGTCGACGGTACCGTTGCTTCGTATTTAGGTGCCGCGTTGATTTTTGGTAAAGCCATTATATATCCTCATAAGCTTAAATTTTTACCCAGTCTTTATATGAAAGCTGGACATTCAGTTCAACCAATCCATTTGGATCATTGTTCAATTGTATTGCATTCAGTGTAGTACAAAATGCATCTTTTAGTTTTACACTATATATCTTCTGTTCGTCAGAATATACGTCTCCATCAATAGTTATAGTAAGCGGACCAATGTTAAACGCATTTGATTCATCAAGGAAACCCGGTATGTCGTATCCAATACCATGTTTAAGCTGATGAATAGTAACATCTCGTGTATATGTATTTGGGTAGCCTAATTCTTTTGTTAACGAGTTTGCAGCTAAATCTTGCCAATGCTCAAAATAAGTTTTGACACCGTAATCGTTTGTAACCAAGAAAGTCATTGACACATCTTCGGTAGCATAACCGTATGCCTGCTTAACCTGCTTCATGCCAATGACGCGTTCATTCGTAATGACTTGACGTCCTGGAAGCTGTACATCCCTGCAAAGAAGATTTAGTTCGCGAGTTTCTCCAACAAGCCCAGGTAATACCGGCATGACCACCTGAAACATATTGCTTCGAGCTGGACCATTACGCAATGCGCCTTTTAACTGGTCAACTGACATAGGCATTAGATCATACTCCTAGAATCTTTATATACTGCAGACTTACCAGATTTTTGGAAATCGGCTGTTGGTAAGAACGTAGCAATCTCCCACTCGGGTGGAGGTACGTACGCAAATCTGCTTCTTACCTGTGAATTAAGATAATGCTTAAAGCACGGCTTATAATACTTAAGGCTCGAAGCACCTTTTAGCGTTTTATATGCAGCCTGAAATTTTGTGGTCTCATCGTACTTTTTATTGTTTGTAATTTCCATTAGAGAGTCTAGCATCTTAGCTCTAAGCGGTATAGGTAAATAGTGTAGATTTAAACCATAGAATCCGCCAGGTGCAGGACCTACAACAATAGTCAAAGGGAAAGTGTCATAGTATGGCATTGTCTCTTTTGTTTTAGGATCGTAGAAGTACATGTACATGTTTCCTACAATACCACGGCTTTTTAATTCAACCGGGTCTTCTTTCATTAACGCGTTACGATTCACTTTTCCCATAGCCTGGGCTTTCTTTCGAAACCAGGCCATAGATTCTTTAGATCGTGGCGTTATACCTGCACGAAATGCTTCGTACTCTAGCTTTTGAAATATATTACTCATGACAGTATTTATACTGTTATTTTTTCTTTTTTCTCACAGGGCCAAGAGGTTTTAGCGGCTTGATGTACTTAGGCATAATTTTCATCTCTTGTAAAGTCTTTTCAGTCCATATCTGAAATACCCAACCACGATCCGTAGAATATTTTTGTGCAGCTTCCCACTTATTCATATTCTTTACATAAGTAAATGCTTCGTTAATATATCTCTTTGTACGCTTTTGGCCCTTTGGAGGTTTAGTCTCTTTATCAGGTTTGATCTCAACCAGCAATGTTTGGTTCTCCATTACAATTTTAAGATCTGGAAAGTACCTATGATACCGCTTATCGCCATCGTAATAGTATGGTATTACAACTTCTTCGCTTGACCAAGACTTAACATTGGGATTATCATCGCACCATTTAAAACAGTGTCGTTCCCACATAGACCTAAATATTACGGCAGTATGATCACCAGCGTACTTCTTTGGGTTTTTAACTTTG